CGTTTTACCTGCATCAGCCTGCATTGACGGAACGCCCTTAAAATAAGGGTCGTTAAGGATTCCCATACGCAACTCAGTCATGGCTGTAGCTAACGGCTCTGGATCTTCAACCTCGATCATGCCCAACATGAAGTAGGTCGAGCATCCCTTAACGCCCGCGATACGTTGCCCCTTGTCGTTGAACAAGGTGGGGTCGCCCGCCTCGTCAACGAAAAAGTGCTTGACCTTGGGTGGAATGAAGAGCTTGCCATCGTCACTCATAACGCCTCTCCCCCTCACCCCGTCTTCGTCTTCCCACCCTTGCCCTCAACCTTCACCGGTGCCGGCGGGGCCTCCCCCTCCATCAACAGTTCCTCCGCCTGCGCCGCGACGCCACGCCCCAGCGCCTTGGCGATCTTCTCACGCGTCTCCTCGTTGATCGGCGCCGTGCCCCGCAGGATGGCGTTCAGGGCCGCGAACGACACGTCGCTTTCCTTGGCGAGGCGGCGGGCGTCCCAGCCGAGCAGCTGCATGTAGTTGATGATGCCCTGGCGGCTGCGGGGGAGGGGGATGGGGTCGGGGACCAGCCCCCGCATCACGTCCTGGTCGCGCCACGCCTCTACTGCTTCCGACCATTCACGAAACTGAAGGGCAACCGCGACATAGTCCAGTGTCGAAGCCCTCGCCCCCGCAACGAGTGGGTCTTTGTCATCCTTCGCGTCCAGCACGTTGAAGATCGTTTGCCTGCTTAAACCGACGCGGTCAACAACCGCCTGCTTGGTCTTCAGCCCGACCTTCACAGCGCGAACCATCAGAAAATCACCAAGCGGCTTCATCCACGCTGACGGTAACTGCCCCAACGGCAACAGCATAGGAATTCTCTGAGAAAATATATCTTTTCTGATTTGACTAGACGGAAATAGACGATATGTTGTAGGCATGAGTAGACGAAACCAGACGACACTGGACGAAACGCTGTGCATCCCGCTGGATGCGTGGACGTTGAACCAACTCCGGCAACTGGCGGAGTCCGACCACCGCAAGCTGGCACAGATGGGCAGGCTGCTACTCACGGAAGCGATGCTGGCCCGCGGCGTGGAGGTGCGTTCCCTAAGGAACGAACCTCAACAGTCTGCCGCTGTCGCCTAACGCCGCCTCTGTGCATCGCCTCACTGTACTGCGCCCCAACAACGCGAAACTGCGGAATACGTGATGAATAAACCGAAAAACGATTTCGCCACCTTCCGCGCCATCTTGGACGAGGCCATCGAATCCGGCCAGACCACCCGCAAGGCGATCGGCATGGCCGCCGAGGCCGACGACGATATGGTCCGCCGGTGGCTATCGGGGCAGATGCCCAAGCTGAAGAACCTACGGGCGCTGCTGGCGAGCGACCTGTTGCCGATCGCGCTGCTCGACGCCATAGCGGACTGGCTCGTGCGCCGCTCGCCGTACCGCATGGTCCGCACCGCCGAGTTGGACCTGACCACGATCGACCACGACTGCAACGGGATCGTCGACAAGCACGACACCGCGGCCCACGTGATCGCCGCCGCCGCCAAGGCGATCGACGCCTTGGACCAACTGAACGGGCCGGTGGTGGCGGGGGAGTGCAACGAGGCGAAGAAGGCCCAACTGTCGGCCACGCTCTACGACCTGAAGGCGAAGTTGGAGAAGGGGCTGTTGACGATCGAGCAGCCGACGATGCGGCTGGCGAAGTGAGACGACACGCGTTCGCCATCCTCGCCTAACGGCGGGACAGGCGATTGAGACAGCATTCACAGGAGAAGTAATGACGACAGCGGAGTTTCAAGCGGAGTTTTTGAGCCACGCAACCCTTCCGAAGCCGGAGGACGCGAACGCCATTCTTGCCGACTACACGGCCCGTCGCGCGTCAGCGTTAGCGCAGGCGAAAGAGTTGGGTGTCGGCAAGGACGGCGCGAAAGAGATTCGAAAGAAGATGGCTACCGCGTTCATCAAGCGATGGATGATGTTGCAGTACGCGCGGCTCGACACCGCGTTCATCAAGCGTCCTTGGTGGTTGCACGTCACCCGCGAAGGTGACGCGGCAACGGTCGCCGCAGCATACGACCGCGACCCCGGACTGACGGTTGATCCGGTAACCGGATGCGTTGCGAAGATCGAACGATTCTTCCGAGCGAAGCTGGATGCCGAGGCATTTGCGTTCGGGAAAGGCGTTGAAGGCTTGGCGGTGTCGCGCGTGACCGGGCCAACCCTTCCACACGGCAAGCGTGGCCCGAAAAGCTATCGGTCAATGGACTTGAGCTTTACGGCCAGACTGCCGGACGGGATTTGCGATCGGCACGTTCGCCTGGCGCAAACTGCCATCGGGCACTACCTCACAGCGTGCGCCGCGCTCTGTCGCCATGGGATCGACTTCACCAGCGAATTGCTGGGTGAGGATCGGTACTACCGCAGCAACGCTATGACCGTCCGAGTTTTGTGGGCACCGAATCACGACATGGTGAGCGTGACGATGACCGCGCCGCGCCCCGCTGGCGACCCGGCCATCGTGCTCGAGGTCGCGGGCCACTCGTTCCTGCTGGACTTCTACGACACGCCTGACGAGCAACCCATCGAACACCTGATTCGCGAGTTCAGCGAAGGGCGACTGAACCGGTGACGATCCCCGCCGGGTCACCCCCTCCCCGGCACGGTCGGTCGCGGCGAAAACGGCGACTGACCTTTGAACGCGACGGTACTGGTGTGGCCCCGAGCCTAGATCGGGGCTCGCGGTGGTGCTTAAACAAGTGTGTTCCAGATGGAACCGGAGGGCACCAAATGTAACGACCGCGTGATGGCCCTAATGGCGGGGCCGAGCAAAGGACGCCAAGCGAAACAAACCGGGCGGCTCGAAAGACTCGCCCGCTTTATCGACAGATGGCTGGACGTTCCAGCCAATAGAAGGCCGCCCGCGTGGCTCGAACCACCGGACGGCAGGCCGCACCTGAATGAGAGGTACGACATGGAACACGATAACGAATTCGACGGCTGCGGGTCAACCGCCTTGATGGAGGAAGACCCCCACGCGAACGAACTAGCGGGACGCACCTTGCACGACGTCGGGCAACAGAACGACCGCCAAGCCGACATCGAGGGCGCGGCCCAAACGCTCCGCCGGCGGTGGGCGACGTTCAACGTCACGGCCATCACCCGACTGCTGGACCGTGCGGAGAACCGCGGGGCGGGGGAGTGCGAATTGGAACTGGGCAAGCTGGTCGCCGCACGTGAGCAGTACGTGATGGAGAACATGGAAGGGGTGGCAGCGTGATTAACCCCACCCTCACCGGATCGGCCCGCGCCCGCGTGTTCGCCCAGATTGCGGACCACATGCGAGAGCATCACTACACGCCCGATCGCCTGCGGAACGGCCTCGACGACGTGATCAGCAACATTCAACGGACGCCAGCCATGAGCGACGAACAACGACAGCAGATCGCGGAGCAGCAGCCACCCGCGCACGACCTCACGCCGGAGAAGGCAGCAACCATCGTTGCAGCCCACTCGCATCTGGAACGTCACGGCGGGCCGGAAGTCATCGGCAGCATTATCGAGGCCGGGTTGCGGGGTGGGACGCTGATTCCAATGCCGCCCACCGAACGCGAGCAGGCGGCTTGGGATTCGGTGAACGCTTCGGATCGTTTCGACTGACGACTTCCCCGTCGCGGCACCAGCGCCACCCACGCGCCGCCGCGACAGCCCGGCCCACCCCTGGCCGGGCGACCCATCGCCGGCGCCTTTGCCCGAGGCCCGGCGACATACGAGCGGAACATATTGTGGGCGGGACGCGGGACACTCGACACCGAACTTCCCCCACGACGACCCGACGGTCTAACGGCTGGCGGGGAGTTTCTGAAACAAAGAGGCAGAACGAATGAGGCTGAACGAATACCAAGAACGAGCGATGGCCACGGCCATCTATCCCGGCATGGGAACGGCGGAGGGCCTGTCCTATTCGGCGCCCGCGCTAGCCGCGGAGGCGGGCGAGGTGTCGGGCCACTACGCCAAGTCGCGGCGTGACGACAAGGGCGTGATTACCGCCGAACGCCGGGCCGCGATGTTGAAGGAATGCGGCGACACCCTTTGGGAGATTGCGGCCGTCGTGACCGACCTTGGGTCGACGCTGGAGGAGGTGGCGGCGATGAACCTGGAAAAACTGGCCTCGCGTCAGCAGCGGGGCACGTTGGGTGGTAGCGGGGACAAACGGTAGCGCCGGAACGACCCCCGCGAACACGACGAGGAACCGAACCATGACCATCACCCTCCCACAGATCGAAGGCTCCCGCCTCCTAACCCACAGCGCCGAGGCCGCCTACAAGCTCTGCCCGCGGAAGTACTACCTCGGCTACCAGTTGGGCCTCCGCCCGTCCTTCCAGAGCGACGCGCTCCGCCTCGGCAGCGCGTTCCACCTGGGCCTCGAGTCGCTGAAGGCGGGCGAGGGCCTGGAGGCTGGCGTGGCGAGCATCCGCGCGAGCTACGGAGACCACGAACGCTCGCCGTACCTGACGGACGAGGACTACCGGACGGAAGAGGAGATCGCCTGCACCCTCGTCCGCGGCTACCACGTCCGTTGGGGAAGCGACCCGATCGTCGAGTACGTCGCGGTCGAGCAGTCTTTCGACCTCCCGATCGTGAACCCGCTGACGCGGCGGGAGACGCCGCTTTTCCGTACGGGCGGAAAGATCGACGGGATCGCCCGCCTCCCCGATGGCCGCCTAGCCCTGATCGAGCACAAGACCACCAGCGATTCGATCGAGCCGGAAAGCGACTACTGGCGCCGGCTGATGATGGACGGCCAGGTGAGTCGCTACGTGATCGCCGCCCGCGAGATCGGCTACGACGTGACCACCACCGTCTACGACGTGGTGCGGAAGCCGGGGATCCGACCCAAGGCGATCGCCAAGGCCGACCGCGCCAGGGCCAACCAGACCGGCAGCTACTTCGGCCGCCCGTTCTTCGGCGAGTGCCCCGAGCGCGAGACGGCGGAGTTCTTCGGCGCCCGGCTGCTGGCCGACCTCCTCGAGCGTCCCGCCCACTACTTCGCGCGCATGGAGGTGCCGCGGCTCGAGTCCGACCTGGACGAGTTCCGCTACGAACAGTGGCGGATGCAGCGGACGATCCGTCAGGCCGAGATCGACGCGCAGGCGATGGGGCGTGCGGCGTGGCCTCGGAATACCGGCGCCTGCCTGAACCCCTACAAGTGCGCCTACTTCTCGATCTGCACGAGCGGCAACGACCTCAACCCCGAAACAGATATTCCGCAGGGCTACCGGCGCGTAGACGTTCTACACGAGGAGCTCGCGACGACTTCCAACACTGGAGCAGAGTAATGGAAGCCACATTGAGCCAGCCGGCGGCACGAGCCGGCAACGGGAACCAAAGGCCCGCCAAGTCCTTTGGAATCAGCAGCGGCGTGACCCGCCGGGCCCACGGCGTCCTCCTCTACGGCACGGGGGGCATCGGCAAGTCGACGCTCGCCAGCGCCCGCGAGGGCGTCCTCTTCGTCGACATCGAGGGCGGCACGAAGGATATCGAGACCCAGCGGGTGGACGGGATCACCACCTGGGCGGACCTCCGCCTCTTCCTACAGACGGCGGACCTGTCCGGGGTGAAGGCGATCGCGATCGACACGGTCACCGCCGCGGAGGACATGTGCCGCCAGCACGTGTTGGCCACGGTTCCGGCCGGTAAGGGGAAGGTCGCCCAAAGCTTGGAGGACTACGGCTTCGGCAAGGGCCCGACCTACCTCCTGGAAGAGTGGAAGCGGTTGCTCGCCGACCTTGACCAGCACCGCCGGTCCGGCCGCGACGTGATCCTCATCGCGCACGAGCGCGTGGGGAAGGTGCCCAATCCGGCTGGCGACGACTACATCCGCTACGAGCCGCGGTTGTTCACGAACGGCCAGGTCTCCCTGATGTACATCACGAAGGAATGGGCCGACCACGTCCTCTTCGTCTCCTACGACGTTGCGGCGAGCGAGGGCAAGGCGAGGGGTGATGGTACGCGGACCATCTACCCGAGCGAGACGGCCACGTACATGGCGAAGTCCCGAACGCTCGGCACGACGCCGATCGTTTTCCCCGAGGGTAGCGGCGAACTGTGGAACCTCATCAACAACAGCAAGCGTACGGCCCCGGTGGCCGCGGCGCCGGAACTTTAAGGAGTAGAGAATGTCACTTCCGACCAAGAATGGCGCTTACATCGCGCGCCCGTTAGCGATGTCGCTGGAACAGAAGACGAGCGGTTCGGTGCAGGTCGCGATCAACTTCAAGTGTGACGAGTACATCGGCGGCGGCGAACCCGAAAGCTGTAACGGCGACGGGATCACCAGCTACTTCAACCTCGTCAAGCTGAACGGCCAGCTAAACGAGATCAACATCCGCAGCCTTCGCGACTCGCTCGGATGGGACGGGGCCAGCTTCGCCACGCTGGTCGAAACCGACTGGAGCCAGACGCCGGTCCAGATCGTGGTGGATGACGAGACCAAGCAGGACGGGTCGGTCCACAAGACCGTGAAGTACATCAACCCGCGCGACTACAAGGGCGGCGGGGGCGTGGGGAAGACGGAGCCGGCCGTGGTGAAGTCGCTCGACGCCAAGTTCGGGTCGATGCTCCGCGCGATGGCGACCCCCAAGCCGTCGCCGAGGACGGGGCAGGTGAAGCCCGCGGCAGAGATGTCGATCGGGAAGGACGTGGCGTGGGCCGCGTTCCTCCGCAAGGTCGACGAGTACGGGCTGGAAAGCCCGGCGGACGCCTACAGCCATGATCGACGGATCACGGTCTTCCGTAAGATCGTGGGCGAGATCGTGGCGCCGAAGGATCCGAAGACGCTTCAGCCGTCGGATTGGCTCGCGATCAAGACCGCGATCGAGACCGACTTCAGCGCCGCCACGGAGTCGATCGTCCCCTACTAAGCCATTCTCTGCTCGGCCCGGCCACGCCCGTTTGGGTGGCCGGGCTTTGTGGCTTGGTTTCGGTTGGCCCTTCACTGGTAGCTAATGGCCTGGATCGAATCCCACACCGTGTTAATCCGGCATCGCAAGCTACGCGATACGGCACGAGCCCTCCGCATCAAACCCGTCTATCTACTGGGGCACCTTCACGCGCTCTGGCACGCCGTCCTGGAACAACAGGAGGACGGCGATCTCTCGTCATGGTCTGACGACTTGATCGCCGAACTCGCAGAGTACCAAGGCGACGCCCCTCAGTTCGTCTCCCTGCTCCAGCATCATGGGTGGCTTGATGGCAAGCTCGTACACGATTGGCTCGACTACGCCGGCCTCTACCTGACGAAGAAATACTCCACGTCCGCACGCGAAAAGCTGGTCGAGGTGTGGAAGAAACACGGCCGACAATATGGCAGCGAACGGAAAGCGAACGACAAGCGAACGAACGGTGAGCAACATTTGCTCGCACCTTTACCTACCAACCAACCTTTACCAACCCACCCACCTACCAACGGCGTTGGGTCGATTTCGGATGTGCCGGAAACGGTCGCCAACGCGAGGCAGTTCATAGACGGGCACAAGCTGCTCGTGTGGAGCGCGAAGCTGGAATCCGACGTGTCTAAGTTGCTTTCGGCAACAACGCGGGATCGTGCGGAACAGTTGGTGAACGAGGGCTTCGACCAACGAAAGGCCAGCCCGGTGTGCTGGGCATTGGGCAAGCTCGCGAATCAGGAACGTGCGGAGGCGGCGGCGAAAGCCAAACCCAAAGCGACCCCGAAGGGCGAATGGGCGAATCAGCCCAGGCCGTACTGCCCAGGATAAACCATGTTCGCTGAAGATAGCCCTCCCAACGCGTGTCAGTTCACATCCGGCAACTGGTCCGAGGAACGTGATGCGGTGACCGAACTCGATCGCCGTCTCGACGTCGCCGGGTTGTTCAAGGTTTACCGCGAGGTCGGCGGTCACTACACGCAGCCGCGTTACGGGATCACGCCCGCAACGCCTCGGATTGACCGCGTACTCGTGCCGAACGAACGGCTTATTTCGGCCGGCTGGACGCACGGGATCATCGGTGTGGAATGCAAGTGCAGCGGGAAGAAACTCGGTCCCGTCGTCGCGCAATGCCAGGACTACGCACGGGCGGTGTTTGAGATCGGCGATGCTCGTTTTGCCGTGGTTTGCAGATGGGTGTTCATCTGGCCGCTCGATCGTTACTTCGGTGACATCGCGTCCACGATGGATCAAAACCGAATCGGCGGTCTCTGCGGAAACTCCTACGCTTTGCTCCGGTTCAAAACGGCTGGCGTGAATCTTCTCGAAGTGAATAACAACGGCGAGCTCCGAATCGGAAACGCTCGCCAAGGTTCCAGAATTGGAAGCAGATGAATTTACCAGAAGCAATCCTCTCCCGTTTCGTCGGTCGATCCGACGTCCACGCCCAAGCCGGCGCCGCTGGCGACTTCGCGCCTCGCCATGAGCCGATCACGCTCGAGCGAATGGTGGGCGAGCACCTCAGCGGTGAAACCTGCCTGGGCTTCTACCTCCTCGACGCTGCCAGCCGCTGCCGATGTACCTGCGTCGACTTCGATTCCAAGCCGGATAAACCGGACCCCGAATGGCGGAAGAAGGCGGAATCGCTCTACTTCGGACTCGTCGGCTGCGGCTTGGCGCCGGTGGTGGAACTCAGCCAGTCGGGCGAGGGCTGCCACGTGTGGCTGTTCTTCTCCGAACCGACGGAGGCGTGGATCCCCCGTGCGTTCTGGCGGGCCGTCGAACGGCGGATCGGTACCCACTACACCGAGATCTACCCCCGCCAGGACGTGCTGACCGGCAAGGGGCTCGGCAACCTCGTCCGCTACCCGCTGTGGAATAACTCGATCTTCTGCGATGTGGAAGATGGCTGGAAGATGGTCGATGCGCTCGCGACACTGCAAGGTGTGACGGCCATCACCGGAACGGACCTGAAGCTGATCGCCTTCCAGGCGGGGATGGGCGAACTTGTCGCCGAGCCGCGGGTCGAGACCGCCGGCATCATCGGGACCGGTGACGCCCTTCCTCTGCGCGTGCAGAAGCTCGTCAACGATGGCGGTGGCCTGCTCGCGCGCCGTTGGCGGAACGACGGCACCGGCATGCAGGACACCAGCAAGTCGGCCGTCGCCCTGTCCCTCTGCTGCGAGCTCGTGCGGGCCTACGTCCCCACGCCGGAGATCGGCGCCGCCCTCCGCTACTGGTGCCATGAGCACGGCGCCCACGAGAAGGGGGATCGCGACGACTGGGTAAACCTGACGGTCGCCAAGGCGTACGACTTCATCATCTCACGTCGGGAGTCAAAGAGCGTGGACGTGACCACCTTCCGCGACGCGTGCCACGCCTACGTGGACATGATCGAGAATAACACGCGGGTCTTCGTGCCCAGCGGGATCCGGGAGCTCGACGAGTCGGTGGAGGGGGTCGCGCCGGGCGAGGTGTGCGTGATCGCGGGCAGGCCCAACCACGGCAAGTCGGCCGTCGCCTTCCAGTGGTTGGCGCACGCGGCAACGCTGGGGGTGAAGGGGCTGCTCATTTCGGAAGAGATGGGGAAGGTGGAAATCGGCAAGCGCCGCCTCCAGTCCATCGCCGGCATCCCCCAAGAGCAGTGGGTCTCCGCCAGTGCGGCCACGCTCCGCCGGGACGTCGACATCTACCACAAGTCCAAATCGGACGTCTACATCGTCGAGTCCTGCAACACGATCGACCGCGTGGAGGAGGTGATCGACCAGTTCGCCCAGATGTACAACGTGGGCATCTTCGCGATCGACTACCTGCAGCTGCTCGGGGCCCGGACCAAGGACCGGTACGAGGTGGTGACGGAGGTTAGCCGGCGGGTAAAGCAGGCGGCTAGGCGGAACGGCGTGGCGATCCTCCTCCTCTCCCAGCTAAACCGCGAGGTGGAGAAGCGGGACGATCACGAGCCCAAGATGAGCGACCTTCGCGAGAGCGGACAGGTCGAGCAGGATGCGGACCTGATCCTCTTCACCCAATACCCATGCCGGTTCGACGCGAACATGCCGCCGGACCTCTACCGGATCTACGCGGCGAAGCGGAGGAACGGGCCGATCAAGTCGCCGCGGGTGGAGACGAACTTCAACCCGGCGAAGCAGATCGTGGGGTGGGGGGAACTGCCGGATGCGGTGTTGGACCTGTAGGTAACCCCACATTTGGTAGTTTCCCCTACATTCACCCCACCAATAGCGTATACTTAAGGCAACCGGAGACAACCAGCATGGCCACCGCACTAGCAGTAGCGCACCGACGGGACATCCGACGCCTTGCCAAGCTCCGACGGGAACGCGCCGCGGCCGAGCGGACGCAACGCACCGACGCCGAACGCACGAGGCACGAGCGGTTGGTGGTCGCCCGGATGACCAAGCGGATCTGGCGACCCAACTACGCCGCGTTCCTAGGCATTCCTTGGGACCACGCGTGGCCACCGGCGCCGCCCTCCCTATTCGATCATTACGCCTACTGGCAGGCCCGCCGGTGCGGATGGGACGTGTTGCGGAAGGAATGGGCCGGCGTGTGGGAGTGGTGGTCAGGGTTGGCCGACGACAAGCGGGATGGGCTGGCGGATCTGCGCAGGGGACAGATCCTTCGCACTGGCGACGTGGTCGGGGAGGAGATGGACCCGGAGCAGCTGTTGAAGGGGGCGGTGGTGCTGGACGTGGGCAAGGTGGCGGAAGAGTGGGGACGAAAACCGACAGGCGACCTTATACCAAGCTGAACGTGTACCGGGCCGATTTTTCTATTCCCTGTCACTCCTACACTTACGCCACGCGATACCCCGCATCCGTCCCCCTGTTAGATGGTACGGGTGCTCATGCGAACGGGATTAACACAGCAACAGGCTCGCGTGGCGATGCTGGTCGTTGCTGAGCACGCGACGTTCCGCGAGGTTGCCAGCGTCATCGACCGGGACGAGTCAACCGTCCGGCAACATTGGCGCGCTGCGGTGGGCAAGCACCCGCCGCTGGCACGCCAACGCGGGCGGGTTCGCACGGAGCGGTACCACGACGGCGACGAGCGGCTGGCGTGACGCGAGGGACGGACGTGGTGGCGGAGAACCCAACAACTAAAACCAAAGTCCCTGCTGTACAGGGAAAGGTTGGGTACAAGTCTCCCCCGAAGGAAACGCAGTTCCAGCCTGGCCAGAGCGGCAATGCCAAGGGTAGGCCAAAGAACGCTGGCCAGTCGCTGGTGGAAGTGACCAACGACCTTGCGGCCGATGAGGACATGACTGTCGAGCGGCTACGCGATATCGCCCGTAATCCCAAGTCTCACCCGATCAAAGCCGCTGCGGCCAAGCAGCTACTTCAAATGGCTATCCACGCCACGCTCGCCGACTTCGAGGAGCTGGACGACGGCAAGTCGCTGAAGGAACTGGCAGAGCAGGGCGTTCCGGTGGAACTACTGAAAAAGCGGAAGCGCACCGAAAAGTCGTTCACCGATAAGGACGGCCAGACCGAAACGACCGTCACCTACGAACTGGAAATGCAACCGCTTGAGGTTGCTGGCCATGCTTACGATCGGGTGAGCGATCGCACTGTTGGAACCCCCAAGCAGTCGATCGACCACACGACGGGGGGCGAGGCGTTCAACGTCAAGATCCTCCGCGGCGTGAGCATGTCGGACCTGTAATGTGGGAAACAACTTTCAGATCGTTGAGTTAGCTACAGGCAGCGAAGGCGGTTTCAGTCCGCGCGGCGCAGTCAAGCAGCTTTGGCAGACTCGGAATTTTGAGACCATGGTGTCGGGCCCGGCCGAGACCGGCAAGACGTGGGGATCGTTACAGTACGCCGACGCGTTGCTCTGGAAGTATCCCGGTGCGCACGGTGTGATGGCCCGCAAAACGTACGCCGACCTGGTCGCTTCCTGTCTTCGCACCTACCTGCGGATCATCGGCGACAATAGCCCGATCAAAGCGTACGGCGGCGAGCGCCCGCAATGGTTCGACTACCCGAACGGTTCTCGTCTGTGGGTGGCTGGCCTGGACAACGCCGGCAAGGTGTTGAGCACCGAGCGCGATTTCTTCTACTTCAACCAGGCCGAAGAACTCACGCTTGAGGATTGGGAGACGGCCACGACGCGTGCGACCGGTCGCGGTGCGGTGATGCCCTACACGCGGGTCTTCGGAGACGCCAACCCCGGCCCACCTACGCACTGGATCAAGGCGCGCGAGGCAACGGGGCGAATGCTTCTGCTGGAATCGCGCCACGTCGATAATCCCACGCTCTATACCGAAACGGGCGAGATCACCGATCAAGGGCGCCGCACGATGAGTGTACTGGACGCCCTCACCGGTGTTCGCCGCCTGCGGTTGCGGGACGGCAAATGGGCCGCCGCCGAGGGTGTGGTATACGAGGTTTGGGACCGTGCCGTTCACCTCATCGACGTCAAGCGGATGTCCCCCGGCTGGCAGTCCTGGCGCAAGATCAGGGTCATCGACTTCGGCTACACCAACCCCTTCGTCTGCCAGTGGTGGGCGATCGACCCGGACGGCCGGATGTACCTCTACCGGGAACTGTACCGGCGGGGCGTCATCGTCCAGGACCACGCGGCGCGCATCACGAGCTTGTCGGCCGGCGAGACGTTCGAGGCGAACATCGCCGACCACGACGCGGAGGACCGCGCCACGCTCGCCCGACACGGCATCACGACGCAGCCGGCGTTCAAGGCGGTGTCGGTGGGCATCGAGGCCGTGGCCGCCCGTCTGCGGCCCGCTGGCGATGGACGGCCTCGCCTCTTTGTCCTTTCATCGGCACTGGTCGATCGCGACGAGGCGTTGGCGGAGTCGAGAAAGCCCACCAGCACGACTGAAGAGTTTGACGGCTACGTCTACCCGAAGGGGCAGGACGGCAAGCCGATGAAGGAAGAGCCGGTGAAGGGAAACGACCACGGGATGGACGCGCTGCGGTACGCGGTGGCGTGGGTGGACGATTTAGGCATCCGATCCAAAGCCTGGGATCTCGACGAGCTACAGCGACGATTTTCTGAACCGATCTACTAACCCGCCATGCCAGCATTCATCGAACGATTTGGCGGGGCGGTCGAGCGTTTCGGGCAGCGGCTGGCGGGCAAGCCGACGTCCGCAAGCGCCGCGATCGGGACCGTCTTCGGCGCGTCCTCTCACGACCGCCTGGCACAGTACCGCCTGCGGGAGATGCTCTACGACAACGAGGAATGGTTACCCACCTCCCGCGGTGGCCAGCTTGAAAACATCCTGCAGGGCGAACTGGGCAAGTCGCCCGACGCCTGCCGCGGCGTACAGGTGCCCGGCTACATCTTCCCGTTCGCGCGCATCGTTGATGCTCACCAACGGCTGATTCCCGGCGTGTGGGGCGACGGCGTGAAGATCGCCCCGACGTTTCGGGGACGCCCGGTGCATCCGAAGCTGTTGGATGCCACGGTCGACCCGGTGGGGACGACGTGGAAGAACTCGCATCTGAACACTGAGAAGTCCAGCCTGCTGTACATGGGGCCGAACTACGGGACCGTGGGCTTGCGGGCCGTGTACGAGCCGGCCGATCGCCCCGAAGACCGGCGCGTGTCGGTCCACCTGATTCACCCCGGCACGATCGCCGCCTACCGTCGCAACCTGCGCGGGAACGTCACCTACATCCGTCTGGAATCGGTCGAGGAAGACCCGGACGGCTCGACCCATCGCATCGTCGAGGTGATGACGGAGGAATCGTTCTCCCGCACCCGCGACGGCATCGAGAAGCTGACGCCCGCGCAGCGGCGGAACCCGTTCCCATGGGTGCCGGTCGTCGTCATCCTGCACAAGAGCAAGACACCGGGCCAACTCTTCGGCGACCACTGCTATCGCGGCCTCGAACGCCCGGTGATGGGCGTCAACTGGTCGCTGGCCAACCTGCTTCGCAGCGCCGACCAGTACGCGTTCGCCCAGGTCTTCATGGCCGCCGAGGGCGATGCGCCCGTCCGCGTGGTGCTGGGCAACAACGTCGTCCTCTACAACAAACTTTCGAAGGACGGCCCGCGGCCCGAGGTGCAGTTGCTCGTGCCCGACATCGACTTCGCGGGCGCACTGTCGGTCATCCAGGAGGTTCGCCAGGAGATGCGCAACAGCTATCCCCTGATGGCGATGACCGAGATGAAGGACCTCGCCAACCAATCGGGCGAGAGCAAGCGCCAGTCCATGCTGGCCGCCAAGGCGATCCTGGAGAACGTGCGGCCGAACTACATCGACCCCGTCGTGCAGGTGATGGGCATGTGCCACGCCTACGGCATCCTCAACAGCATCCCCGCCTACGACGTCGGCACGGGTCTTGGCACGGTCGATGCGGCCGACAGGGCGCACGGCGGCGGCACCGGGCCGGCGGCGTTCGACCTGCTGCTAGACGACGTCATCGCCGAGACGCCCGACGACGCCATCGTCAACACGACGAGCCGTTACGCCGAGATCGAAAAGAAGATCGCCATTGCGGGCGACGTGATGGGCGAACGCGAGCGGTTGCGGCTTGTCGGCTACGACGCCCCGATGATCGACCGCCTGCTGGGCGAGCGTGCGCTGGACGACGTTCAGAAGGCACTGGCGGGTGGTGGCGCTACCATAGGCGGCAATGGCGAGCCCGAATAAAAAAGACGGTGACGGCGACGGGAAGTACACCGGCGCGAGCGGGAAGGATGACACGCCGGTCGGCGGTAGTACCGCGACGCTCGCCAAGCCCGACGCTTCGATCCAATCGGAACTGGCGCGATTGCAACAGCAGGCGTTGAAGCCTGACATGACGGCGGAAGAGGCTGTTAAGTTCCGGGAGGATGCGGAGGCGTTGAGGGAGCGGGTGAAGGCCATGAAGGCCAAACCTGCCAGGCCCGATAGCGATCGCAAGGCGGAACTACTGAAGAGCATCGGTGAGCACCGCGAGCTGGAAGATTACACCGATGAGGAACTGAATACCGCAGTCGCTTATTCGGACATGCAGGTGGCGACCGGTTACCCGGAGTTCAGGGATTCGGTCGACGGCGTGAAGCATGACCGGTACGTCTTCTACCCCGATTACGGCGGCTACCGGCCCGAAAAGGAAACCTTCACCAGCGACGCTGACGCCACGAAGTTCGAATATGAGAACGGTGCAGCCGTAAGCGGTCCTGCCGCACCTGAGAGGGTGTTCTTCCGCAAGGGCGAGCTGCCAGCCTCGGGCGTGTCGATGAACCATGCGACCCAAACCCCAGAGTGGGGAGTGTCGACGTACCTGACCCCACAGGTTGGATCGGGCATCGGCGGTGGGATGGGGGGCCGGAAATGGTATTACGGTAAAGGTCGCCAAGTGGGTATCGGCAGCGACGAAGAGCCTCTGATTGTCGTTACCGGGAAGTGGCAGGAATACGAAGCTCCTAAGCCTCTTGGCAAGCGAGCGATCAATAATCGCATCG